AGTAATCTCTGTAGAATTGTGCTAGCTCTCGGTCTATCGTGATGACCGTATTCTCTAGTCGTGGGTTGGTGTTGACGTTGGCGGAGGAGGTGACGACAAAGGGGAACTTGTCGCCCTCCCCGACAAAGACCTTGGAGTGGTTCTTAAAGGCTAGTAGCCTGCCTATGTGCGGGTGATCGCTGTAAAGGTTGTTTATCTGAATCCACTGCACTCGGTCTGCTCTGACTACTTTCTCGCCTACGTAGGTGTCTAGCTTTTTGATTTTGCCTTGCTCGATCCACTGCCGTATCTGCAGTATGTCTTGTGTCGCTAGGCACCACGTGGACATGATGCACCAGTCTAGCGACTGATGCTTGAGTATGTACTGCAGGAATGAGAGCGCATCGATGTCTCCTCCAGTCAGTACGTGCGTGGCGGTGCCGAACTGCAATGGCTCGGTGCCTAAGATGTCGAAGAGCTTGCTCTCTCCGTACGCTCGTCTGTAAAGGTAGCGGGTTGTGATGGCTAGTCCTTTCGGTTCCGTCTTGATCTCGTCTTCGTCCTCGCCCTTGTCCTTACCTCGCTTGCTAGGCTTGTCTGTGATGTCGTCACCGTCTGCACACTCGGAGAAGGACTTGTACATACTGCCCCACTGTGCGCCATCGGCAAATGATGTCTCGTCTATCGGTGCGTTGTTATCGTTCATAGTGTTGTTGGTTATTTGGTTATTCGCTCTAGTGTCTCTCTTGTGAGGTACTCTAGCAGGTAGGTGTAGGCTTCTTCGGTGTACTCCGTGTGGGGTATGCCGACCTCTCGGAGGATAAAGTTCGTGGCGTGGCTCAGCTCGTGAATGAGTAGAGCCACGCTTTTTGCGTCTCGTGGTGGCGATGCGAGGTATATTGTTACCGTGCGCCCCGAGGTCGTGACTGTCACCCCCTCGGTGTGCGGGGCGACCTCCTCGATGACCTCTCTAGCTGTCGCCTTGTCTGAGTTGCGCTTGACGGCTTTGTATAGTCCCTTGCGGTCTCCCCAGTAGATGAGTACGGCTGTCTTGTAGATTGGTATCTGTATGACTATCTCGTTCATCGTGTTGTATTATTGGTTGTTAGTTCGTACCTTTGAAGCGCAATCAATCCAATTACCTTATGTGCAACTTAGATTACGTAAACGAGCAGTGGCGAGCTGGTCGTGACGCTTATATCATTGACTACGCCTCTGACCTCGCTGTACACTACTCTCCAAAATTCGGTGATATGGTGGAGACAAAAGGCGCAAGGAGCGTAGGAGGTATAACTACAATGCGGAAGCATAGCGATGAGATCGTGTTTGAATGTATGCTCGCTGGAGAAATAGTCTCCAAAGAGACGTACGACTGCTTCTAGCCTTGGAAGTGTGCATAGTACTCGATAGATTTCCGCTTTAACTCTTCGTACTTCGGAGTGCCTATCGGTAGGGTTCTGAGCTCTTCGTAGAGCTTGTGACCCAGCCCGCCCTCAACTCCAGTCTCTCTGTATATCTTGTTCCATAGTGGCTTCCCTAGTAGAGCTTGCGCTATCTCGGGAGGCTCTTTTGCGTAGATCATCTTCGGGGTGTTTACTTGTATCTCTCCGACTAGACCGCTGGATGTCTTTAAGTTCACGATGGTACCAGTGTACCCCATATACTTGTCCGCTGTCTGTATCTTTACTGCATTATCCCCTAATGCTCTAACCTTGTAGTTGTCGCTTAGGTCGTAGATGATGCCGTCGATAGACTTTCTGTCTGCGATGATTGTCGTGCGTACGGTGTCCTTGAGCTTAGCCACTGCGTATGACGACATGTTTTCTCTTTGAGTACTCACCTTGCGGACTATTGATCCTACACTCTTGTAGTTTATCGGTGTGCAGTTGGCTCCGTATCGTGTGGCGATGTTCTCTGCGAGCGACTGCACTTCTGTGCCTACCTCTCGGGCTTTTATTGCGATGTGCTTTGCGTCCTTAAGGAGTAGCCCCTCTTCTATGTTTGTGCCGAGTACCTTGTCCACGGTGCGAGCGTTGTCACGGACGAAGTAGGGGAGCGTGCCTGCTTTGCTGGCTCGCTGGAGGCGGTCGCTGTTGCTGGCGAGGTGGTCGATGAAGTTCTTCGGAGGGGCGGTCACTTGTCCAGTGGCGGGTATGCGCTCGCCTCGGAGGAGTGCATCTTGGCGGGCTTGGAAGCTGTCCACGTCCTCCATGATCGGCACTGCGTGGCACCTGCAGTGCGGGTGCCAGCCGACGAACTCGAACTCCTTGGGGTACTTGCCCGCTAGCTCCACGCAAAGAGGGCAGACGTTGGGGTTCGTCCCCGACACCTGCACCTCGTAGCCGAGGACGAAGTCTAGCTTGCGCCACCGCTCGTTGTCCGCCTTGTGGTACGCCATATTCGTCTCTGTGACGGCTAGCCTGCGGGCGTTCTTGTAGCTGGAGCGGTAGACTCCCTGCCCTGGGTGGAACTCTTTGGCTCGCTTGGAGAGCTGGAGCTGTCCGTGTTCGTCTCGTACTCTGCGGAATAGCTTGTCGGGGTGCTTGAGGTACTGCTTGAGGTCGGTCGCTAGGCGGTTAGCTGGGGTACCGTCACGGAGGGCTATGTCCATAGCGGTCTCGACCTCCTTGTGGAAGGTGTCGGTGATGTTCCATACTCGCTGGGACAAGTCTAGCCCTCCGACCTTGCGCTGTGCGAAACCTGCGACCGCTTGGCTCCGTTGCTGTGCGACTGCTACGCCATAGCGTGAGGCGAGGTCGGTCGCCTTGCTGGCTGAGAGGTTATCCTCCCACTCTAGCCCCTCGGTGATGGTAACCTCCACGGAGGTGCGAAACTCCTCAAAGATGCCGTCGATGATGCGCTGTACCTCGGGGTAGTCGGAGAAGCTGAATGGCTGGTCTCCGAGGGGCTTGTCAAGGAATATGCCGTAGCTCGCCAGCCTCTTGAGTGTCTTGTCAAAGAGCTGGTCGATGAGCCTATCCATTGCGGAGAGGTGGCGAAGGTGCTGGCGGTCGTACTGCTTGGGGGTCATTGGTTAGCTGTTGGCTGTAGGTAGGTGCGTATGATCGTGACGAACTGCTCGAATGATCTGCAAAGCTCGTAGCGGTAGCCCTCCCGTGTGACTGCCTGCTCGAAAGCTCGCTGGCTGTCTGCTTGCCGTCCTTTGTCTGTCTTCATCTCGATATATAGTCCGTGGTGGTCTTTGGTCGCCTTAGCTACGAAGAGGTCGGCAACTCCAGCCAGCACGCCCTCAGCCTTGAGGATTGCTCCCGTGACGGCATTGCGCTTGCCCCCGTTGGGGACAGCGTAGATGATGAGGTCAGGGTATTGGTAGCGTACCCACTTGATGCACGCCTGCTGGAGTCGGCTTTCTTGGTTGCTCATTTGGACTTGACAGCTAGGTACAATGCCGTTAGTGACATCACTATAAAGATTGTCGTTACTATGTAGGCTAACCACGGAATGCGCTTCCGCTCGGGCTGTGCGATGAGCTGGGGCGGGAGCTGGATCGTGTCCACTCTCGTAAGTGTGTCCGTGGAGGTCTTGTAGCGTGTCCGCCACTTGATGACCTCCACAAGTACCGTGTCGCCACGCTCAGCGATGCGGACGGTGTCGGTGTAGTGGACGCTGTCCCGCTCGACCTTGATACGCTCCGTCTCGATGTAGTGGTTGATGGGGATGTAGCGGGGGGCGCAACCCGTAACTGTTGCAAATAGTGCAACGGTTGCGAGTAGAGTTGTTGCGTATTTTGCAACGACTGTCACGGCTCGCCTGGCTCTCTTGTCTCTTGCTACTCGTCCCATACTCCTACCCGCTGGCACTCCCGCTTGAGGATGCTCCTCGGCACGGATGTGCGGTGCATTGATGCGTTGACGCTGTCGTTGTGCGTCAGCCACTGGCGGTTGTACTCGTAGATGCGCACCGCCTCGTCGTAGCGTGCTTGGCGCTCCTCCTCCGTCTCTACTGCGCAGTAGCTCATAGCATCTGTAGTGCTTGATCCAATGCCCACATCTGGCTGGCTGTTGGGCGCATACCGTTCTCGACGATGTGCATAGCGATGATTGTCTTGCGGAGGAGCCCCTTGTCGTGGATGAGGTCTAAGTGCGTCTCTCCGTCTATCGGTCTGCATGCCAGCGTGGATAGCTCACGAGCGACTCTTGCCACGTACGCTTTGGTGTTGTTCTCGCTGGCTGGTGCCCAGCGTGCGATTAGTCCGTTAAGGTTGTAGAGCGTGTGTAGCCGTTGGTAGTTTTGGAGGAGCTTGGCGGCTGCTCGATAGCCGTAGACAAGGCTGGAGAATTGGAAGAAGGCTGTGTCCCGCTGTGTGGGGCTAAGCCCGAGCCACTTGTCACGGCTCCGTCTGATGTTGAGCGGGTTATTGTTGCGTAGTCCTCTTGGTGTTGCCATAGTGTTGTGTGGTGTTAGTGGTTGTTACTCTGCTATCTCGTAAGCGTTGAGCATGCTCTCCTGCTGGATCTCGTGGAGTGTGTCGCTGGCGTTGGTACTCCAGCCGAGTTGCTCGATAGACTCACGGTGCGAGATGAGGGGCTTGTTGCCATTGGCGGCTAATAGCTCGGTGATCGTGTCTCGTTGCTCCGTGATTTGGTAGGGTGTGATGACGACCTCCACGGGGAGTGCCTCGATGGCGTCCTCTAGGTCGGGGCGGAGCCTGGCGAGGAACGCCTTGACGACGCTGATCTCTCTGTCGTAGAATTCTAGCAGTCGCCCGCTTTCCTCGGTCACTTTCAACTGTGCGTCAATGAATAGTTGCTTGCGGCTCTCGCCACTCATCGGTGTGGACTTCATGCTCTCGTAGCTCCAGTCGGGTAGTTGCAATTGCGTGAAGAATGATTGGCGAAGCTCTGCGATGTAGAACTTGAGGCTGTCGATTGCTTGGCTCCACGTGAGGTAGCCTGCTGTGCTACCCTTGGGGTATTGCACGACCGCTCTGTACTCCTTGCTCTCGCTCTTTTCATCGCCGAAGTAGACCTCTTCGTCTGCGAAGACTGCGAAGATCGGCTTTGAATTTTTGCGGAGGTAGTTGCCGTTGCGACTGAGTGCCCACTCCATCTCGTAGACTAGTCGGCTCGTGTCCTCCCATATCGGTGTTGGTCGCATGCAGTAGATGGCGGGTATCTTGCCGAGCTTGATCGGCTCCTCCTTGTCGACCTGCCAGCCCCCCTTGCCCTCTCGGTAGGAGATGTGGCGGTCTCGTGTGTAGGTGTCTAGGTAGCGGACGTCCTCCCCGCTCTCTGTGCGTGTCGTCTCGATGCTGAGGGCGATGAGGTCGCCCTCGCTGAATAGTGGGTAGAGCTGTGCGCCCTCTCGTGGGCTGTAGGTCTGGCATCTGATCTTGAGCTGGCTGTTGAAGCCGTAGAGGTTGTTTTGCTCCTCGGTCGTGTACCATAGGGTGAGGATCTCGCAGCCACTGAATAGTGCGTTGCACCGCTCGATGTTGACCGAGTCGATGCGGTTGCGCTGGAAGATAGCCTCGAGGCACTCGCTCGCCTCTCGTTGCTTGTCGTCCTCGGGGCTGTAGATGCGCTTGACGGGGATACCGCATACTAGCTCTGACATGCGCTTGGTGGCTAGTTGCTGGTAGTTGAGTGTGATGCGTGTGACCTCCTCGAGCTTGCCGTCGGGGGTGACATTGTCGGGGTACTTGCTCTTGCTCGTCACGGGGTGCTGTGCGGGGTCGTACTCCTTGACGAGGTCGCTCCACGCTGGCGGCATGAAGGCTTTGCACTTGAGTCTCTTGACCGCCTCAGCGGGTGCGAGCTGTAGTATTTCTTCGATGTTTTGCATTGGTGTTGGATAGGTTGATGACTTTCTCTCGGAGCTGTGCTAGTGGCTCCCATGTGGTGGCGTAGAGGGTGTAGCTCTCGTAAGCGTGGATCGCTGTGGTGTGTGACCTCTTGAGGGCTTTGCCGACATCTGTGTAGCTAGCTCCCAGCTCGACAGCTAGGTAAGCGAAGAGCGCACGATAGGCGACGAACTCGACCTTGCGGGAGCGTGTCATGTAGTAGCTCCGTGGCTTGCCCGTGGCACGCTGGATGATGTCCGTGGCACGCTCGATAGCCTGCTGGCTGGTGGCTTGCTGTCGCTGGTTGTATAGTGCGAAGTTCTCGGGCTGGCTCATACGATTTGCGCTAGTTTTCTGAGGTTGACGGGCTTCTTCTCGCCCCCCATCCATTCAGTCATGCAGACGTAGCGGGTGGCGTCGATGGCGTGGTTGTACGCATCGATCGGGGTGTTGAGGAGCTTGCCCTCCTTGTCCTGCGAGTAGACGTAATTGTGTAGCTCCTTGAGGACGTTGGTGCTGTGGGCGGTGACTCGTAGCGGGTGCTGGAGCATCCACGCTACGCCCGCCTCGATACTGCCTGCGTACTTGCGGACGGGGTGGATGTTGATGCCCGCTCTGTATATCTCCTCAATGAGTCGTGGGTCGGCACTCTCGCTGACAACCTTGGTGCGGGGGTGCTGCTTGAGAACCTTGATGATGTCCTGCTGGAGCATCTCTGTACGATAGCAGACCTCGCTGATGTAGAGTGCCTCCTTGTCGTAGGCGACCTCGACAATGGCTGTCGGGTCGTTAGTGAAGCCGAAGTCGATGCCGAGGACGGTGCGCTTGATGTGCTGGGGAAAGGCATCTATCGTGGTTACGTTGGTAAAGACTAAGCCCTCTATCTGCGCCATCTTGCCCTCACCGAAGATCTGCCACAAGCTGAGATTCTTATTTTGGAGGCTTTCGATCTCGTCGATGACCGTTTGCTCGAGGAATGGATTGTCTCGGTACGTGCTGACGAAGTGGTAGGTGCGGGGGTCTCTGTTGAGGTCTTTGGCGATCCAATGCTCCTCGCTGAATGAGGGGTTGTAGTCCACGATAGTGAGCCGTGTCGTACGCATCTTCAGCTGCTGGAACTGGATAGCGGTCAACTCGTTAGCCTCGTTGACAAAGAGGATGTCCCGCTTACGACCACGGAGCCGTTGCTCGTCCGAAGCCGAAAAGAACTCGATGGTGCTGCGGGTACGGAACCAGTAGACCAAGTCCGTCTTATTGAAATGCCTCTCGTTGTATACTCCCAGCTGGCGCATGATCGTCTCGAAGTCCTCCAGCACCGACCCCTTGAGGGCTGGGAGGGTGGCTCGAACCACGCTGATCTTGATACTGGGAACTCGTAGTGCGTAGAGGATGAGCCATATCATGACGTTGTAGGTCTTGCCACTACGTGCCGACCCTTGGAGGGAGATAGCTGTGTACCCCTCTCGTACCGCTGTGTCCAGTCGGGTGTATATCTCAGTGGTCTGTATGGTCTGCACGGTCGTTGTGGTCTTACTTGTCGCTCTGTGCTGGTTGCTCCTGCTCCTTGTCCTGCTCCTTGCTCTGTTCTGGCGGGGTTGTGACGACCTCGACTCTAACGCCTGCGAAGTTGTCGTCCATCGGGCTGTTGCCCCACTTCTCGGGGGCGAGGTTGAGGAGCTCCATCTTAGCCGCCTGCACGTTTGGCGGAAAGTGCTTGACGGTCTTGACCTGCTTGGTGATGATCGGTTGCCCGTTAGCTCCGACTCCGTACTCGGTGCGTACCTCGGTAAACTCGTACCCGCAGGCTGCCTTGTGTACACTTACCTCCGTCTCGGACTGCTTGGAGAGACGGTGCGTCTCCTCCGCCTCCCGTATCATCTCGGCAAACTCGGGGTGCTTAGCTTTCCATTCGTGAAAAGTGCTCTCGGTGATCCCCGCCCGTGTGTATGCCTGCGTGTACGTCTCGCCTGCCGTGATGCTCGCTCTTATTATCTCGATAATCTCCTTGCGGTACTTCATTTGCTCCTCCCTATTTGTCTACAGTAGTCGTTTTGCTATCTACGTTTACGCTATCTGTCTGTATGCCACAAAGATACGCAATTAAAGTGAAGTAACAAAGCGCAAAAAAAAGAGGGGTGCCGTGGTGTGGCACTCCTCTCTCGTGGTGGTTGTGGTGGTCGTCCTACTTAGGCACGATCACCAACTTGTAGCCTAGGTAGTCGAGGTAACGCTCGACCGCCTTGATGCGGGCTGTTTGCTCGCCTGTTTCGAAGCGAGTGACAGCATTGCAGGAGCTGAAGATGCCGTCCCGCATCACTCTGTACTTGCTCAGTCCTTGCTCCTCACGAATCCGTCCAGCCTTCTTTTGTATCTCCTCTGCGGTCATAATCTACTCGTCTACTGGAGCTGAATACACTCCTATTTCTGCGTCCTTGATCTTGATCGCTCTCGTAACCTTGATGCAAGGCTCCCCGTCTGATCCCTCCCCGATTACGTTGCCGTACACCCGATAGAGTTGTCTGTCGCATACGGTTAGGTAGGTGCCGAGTGCGTGCTGGGAGTGTATGTTGATCCAAACTTGCGTCTTGTCCTCGCTTAGCACAGCCTTGAAAACGCTTACCCCGTCCTCTGTGATGTCGTCTCGGTAGTTGTAAGATCTGCCGTCCTTGGGCATAGCTCCGAATCTTACGTATATCGCTGTTCCACGCTTCATAGCTTCCTTGCGAGCTATCGCTTTCTCCTCCTCTGCTCGCTCTGCCTCCTCATCGATGATTGAGCAGTGGAACGATGGATCTCCAGCTCTAGGTGACTGTTTCAAGTCCCCGCTAGCTAGCTTCTCTGCGAACGCTACTTGCATCGTGACGAACTCCTCTAGGAGGTCTTTCTTCTCGATCGTTAGCTTTCCTACAATGTTCGATATTTCCTCTAGAGCCTTGCTGGTGTACTCTACTTTCTCCGTTGTGCCGTCTGGTAGTTTTACAAATACGCAACCGTCAATTCTGATGAACTCGCCATCGCCTGTGTAAACTTTATGAGTTTCTACTGGGTACGCTGATATATGTCCTCTCATAGTCTTTGTGTTTTGCGGGGTATCTCTCCCCCTTTGCTATGACAAAGGTACGAAAACTTTTTGATACTACCAAATTTTTTGCCTACTAATTTGCGATTTCTTTTGTGGGATCAAAAGGGCGGTGGAGTGCGGGTGCTGGTGGTGGCTCCGACTAGCGGGCGGGAGCTGACGGGCTGGGGCTTGCACTTGTGCGGGCTGTCCGCCTTGAGCTCGTCCATGAGGGCATCTTGGATCGTAGACTTGCGGGCGAGGACGCTCAGCACTCGCTGGTCGATCGTGCCGTCGGCTATGAGGTGGTAGATGGTCACTCGCTCCGTCTGCCCTTGACGGGCGAGTCTGGCATTGAACTGCTCGTATAGCTCAAGACTCCACGTGGGGGTGTACCAGATGATCGTGTGACCGCCTCGCTGGAGGTTGAGCCCGTGACCGATGCTGGCGGGGTGACCGAGGAGGATAGGCACCTCGCCACGATTCCACGCATCAAATACTCCCGCCTCGTCTATCGTCTTAGCTTGCGGTAGCTCCGCTCTCAGTCGTGCTAGCTCGTGCTTGTAGTGGTAGGCGATGATGACGGGCGTGTGTATCTCCTCGAGCATCTCCTTGAGTCGCTCCAGCTTGGCAGGCGTGGTTGGGGCTACTGACCCCTCCTCAGTGTATATGGCACCTCCCGTCCACTGCTGGAGCTTGCCACAGAGGACGCCTGCATTGCTGGCGGTGATGACCCCGTCAGCTGTCGGGAGGACGTTGTCCCGCTTGAAGTCTCTGTACTCCTTGCGCTCCTTGTCCGTCAGTCCGACCGACACGTTGACGTAGTTGACGGGCGGTAGGGTGAGGTAGTCCTCGGCTCTCATACTCATACAGATGTCACCGATGCGCTCGTAGATAGCGTCCGATGCCCACGGCTTGATGATCCACTCGTAGACGATATGCCCCCGACCTCTGCCTGGTGTGAAGTAAGTCTGTCGGTACTTGGTTATGTACTCCCCGAGGCGCTTGCCACCGTCAAGGATGTAGAGCTGGCTCCAAATGTCCATTAGCGAGTTAGGCGAGGGTGTCCCCGTTAGTCCGATGATGCGGTCAAAGTCTTCTCGGAGCCGCTTCATCGCCTTGAAGCGTTTGGTGCTGTACGCCTTGAAACTGCTCAGCTCGTCAATCACGAGCGTGTCAAAGGGGAAGGGCTTGAGCGGTACGGACAGCACCTTGTCCAGCCACGCCACGTTGTCTCGGTTGATGATGTGTATGTCGGCTGGCGTGCTGAGTGCCTTGAGGCGTTGTGCTGGGGTGCCGAGGATCTTGACGGCTGTCAGTCCTTGGAGGTGCTGCCACCTCTCGATCTCGTCCGTCCACGTCCGCTCGGCTACTCGCTTGGGGGCTATTACCAGCACGGAGGAGACGGCGCCCGCCTCCTTAAGCTCTGCGATAGCGGTTAGTGTGCTAACGGTCTTGCCCAGTCCCATCTCGAGGAATAGCGCACAACTCTTGTGCGTCTTGATCCACTCGACCGCCCGCTCTTGGTAGGTGTGTAATTGGTTACGCTGTAGCATCTCTCACTGCCTGCTCTAAGGTTATCATATCGTCCACGACATAGACCGCAAAGCCCCGCTCTCGTAGCTCTTGGTGTCGTATCTCTTGTAGCTTGGTCGGCTTGCGCCCCGTTGTCTTCAGCTCGACCCATAGCGTCCGCCCGTGGGGCATCAAGCAAAGGCGGTCGGGGTAGCCTGCTTCGGTGACCGAGGCGAATTTAAGACAAAGCCCTCCGTGCGCTTTGATCCGCTCCACCAGCTTTCTCTCTAGGTACTTCTCGCTGTACTCTCTCTCCTTGCTCATTCTCTTGCTTGCTCGTTTGTTGTCGTTTTTCTCTCGCACGTGTAATGTCTCCTCTCCGAATCCTCCGTTCCTCCGATTTTGTTTGGGGGGTGTGTTTGGTAATCCTCGCACGCGCACGTATTGAGCGCCTACCGTCTGTACATA